AAAGAACAGAAGATCAGGGTTTTCGTTTATGTCATCTGCAGAAACAGTTAATTTAGCTACTATATCGAGTGATAGTAGATATGGTATACTTTCTAAAACAGGTGCTGATGCTAAAAAAATGTTTACAGATAAGGTGGTTCCTATTAGTATTAATTATCCTTTTTTCTTTAAACCTATTCAAGATGGTATGGATCGTCCTAAAACTGAATTAGCGTATAGAGTACCAGCAAGTAAATTTACTCGTAAAAAAATAACTTCTAACGAACAACTAGAAGAATTAGAAGGATTAGATACAACTATTGATTGGAAAAATACAGGTGACAATAGCTATGACGGTGAAAAACTAGCTTTACTAGTACACGATGAAAGTGGTAAATGGGAAAGGCCTGATAATATATTAAATAATTGGCGTGTTACAAAGACATGCCTTAGATTAGGTAGTAGGATTATTGGTAAGTGTATGATGGGTTCAACGAGTAACGCGTTAGACAAAGGTGGAGATAACTTTAAAAAATTATACAATGCATCAGATGTCACTAAAAGAAATAGAAATGGTCAGACGAAGTCTGGTTTATACTCTTTGTTTATCCCAATGGAGTGGAACTACGAAGGATTTATTGACGAGTACGGAGTTCCAGTATTCACTACTCCTGACGCAGATGTGTTTGCCCCAGACGGTGAACTAATAGATATAGGTGTAGTTGATCATTGGAACAATGAAGCTGAAGGTTTAAAAGGTGATCAAGATGCTTTAAACGAGTTTTACAGACAGTTTCCAAGAACTGAAGAACATGCGTTTAGAGATGAAACTAAAAACAGTATATTTAATCTAGTAAAAATATACGAACAAATTGATTATAACGAAGAAATGTCTTCAAGCGTTGGAATTACAATAGGTAACTTTCAATGGGTTAATGGTGTTAAAGATACGCAAGTTATATTTTACCCAGATCCAAAAGGTAGATTTAAAGTTAGTTGGGTTCCACCTCAACAACTACAAAATAGAGTGGTTTTAAAAAATGGTATAAAATATCCTGGTAATGAACACATGGGGGCGTTTGGTTGCGACTCTTATGATATATCAGGGACCGTAGATGGAGAAGGTTCTAAAGGAGCATTACACGGCTTAACCAGGTTTAGTATGGAGGACGCTCCTGCGAACAGCTTCTTTTTAGAATACTTATCAAGACCACCTACGGCAGAAATATTCTTTGAAGATGTGTTAATGGCACTAGTGTTTTATGGTATGCCAATACTTGCGGAGAATAATAAACCACGCCTTTTGTATTATTTAAGACGTAGAGGTTATAGAGGTTTTAGTATGAATCGTCCTGATAAAGTTTGGAATAAATTATCTGTAGCAGAAAAAGAAGTTGGTGGTGTACCAAACTCTAGTGAAGATATAAAACAAGCGCATGCGGCAGCAATTGAAATGTACATACAGGATCATGTAGGTATGAGACGAGATGGTAGTTTTGGAGATCTTTATTTCAACGAATTGTTAAACGATTGGGCTAAATTTGATATAAATAAAAGAACAAAATTTGACGCAACAATAAGTAGTGGTTTAGCTATAATGGCTAATAATAGACATTTATACGCGCCAAACGCAAAGGTTGAAAAACCAAAGCTAAATATAAATATTTCCAGATATAACAACACTGGAACTAATTCACAAATAATAAAATAAATATGGCATATTCTAAAAGTTATTTTCCAAGTCAAACTGTAAGTGATGCTGAAAAGCTTAGTTATGACTACGGTATGAAAGTAGCAAAAGCTATAGAAACTGAATGGTTTAATGAAGACAGAAGTATAAATCGCTATATGTCTAACATTAAAGATTTTCACAATTTAAGATTGTATGCTAGAGGTGAACAGTCTATACAAAAATATAAGGATGAATTATCTATAAATGGTGATTTGTCCTATTTAAATTTAGACTGGAAACCTGTTCCAATTATATCTAAATTTGTGGATATAGTTGTTAATGGTATAGCTGAAAGAACTTATGATATAAAAGCTTATTCTCAAGATGCTCATGGTGTTAATAAGCGTACAGAATATATGGAGTCTATATTAGCTGATATGAGGACAAAAGATTTAGATGCTTTTTCTAAACAAGCTTTTGGTATATCTTTAGCAGAAAATGATCCAGCAACATTACCAGATTCTGAAGAAGAGTTAGAGTTGCATATGCAGTTAAATTATAAACAAGCTGTAGAACTAGCAGAAGAACAAGCTTTAAACGTTTTGTTTGAAGGTAATAAATATGAGCTAATTAAAAAACAATTTTATTACGACTTAACGGTACTAGGTATAGGTGCTGTAAAAACAGATTTTAATACTTCAGAGGGTGTTGTAATAGACTACGTTGATCCAGCTAACTTAGTTTATTCTTACACAGACTCACCTTATTTTGATGATATATATTATGTTGGTGAAGTTAAATCTATACCTGTAAACGAGTTGGCAAAGCAATTTCCTCATTTAACAGAAAGTGATCTTGAGGATATAATGAAAAACAAAAATTATAATAGAAACAATTACAACACTAGATATTCTGCTAAGCAAGAAGATAATAACACTATTCAAGTTTTATATTTTAATTATAAAACTTATATGAACGAGGTTTACAAAGTAAAAGAAACAGCTACTGGTGCTGATAAAATTATACCTAAAGATGATAATTTTAATCCACCAGAAAATAAAGAAGGTGGATATTCAAGATTATTAAGATCTATAGAGGTTTTATACGAAGGAGCTTTGATTTTAGGTACAGATAAACTACTTAAATGGGGTATATCTAAAAACATGATGCGACCTAAAAGTGATTATACAAAAGTAAAAATGAATTATGCTATTGTAGCACCTCGTATGTATAATAATAGAATTGACTCATTAGTAAAACGTATCACCGGTTTTGCTGACATGATACAGTTGACACATTTAAAGTTGCAACAAGTAATGTCACGTATGGTTCCTGATGGTGTTTATTTAGATGCTGATGGTTTAGCAGAAGTTGATTTAGGTAACGGAACTAATTACAACCCACAAGAAGCATTAAATATGTTCTTCCAAACTGGTAGTGTGATTGGTAGATCGTTTACACAAGATGGTGATATGAACCCGGGTAAAGTACCTATTCAAGAAATAACATCTGGTAGTGGTGGTAATAAAATGCAAGCTCTTATTGCTAATTATAATTATTATTTACAAATGATAAGAGATGTAACCGGTTTGAACGAGGCTAGAGATGGTAGTATGCCAGATAAAAACGCTTTGGTAGGTGTACAAAAACTAGCTGCGGCAAATAGCAATACTGCAACTAGACATATATTACAAGCTGGTTTATACTTGACGGCTGAAACAGCCGAGTGTTTATCACTTAGAATATCTGATATTATAGAATATTCACCAACTAAAGATGCATTTATACAAGCTATTGGCGCACATAATGTTGCTACATTAGAAGAAATGTCTAATTTACACTTATATGACTTTGGTATATTTTTGCAGTTAATGCCGGATGAAGAAGAAAAAGCTAGACTTGAAAATAATATTCAAATGGCTTTACAACAACAAAGCATTGAGCTTGAAGATGCTATTGATTTACGTGAAATTAAAAACGTAAAACTAGCAAATCAAATGTTAAAAATACGTAGAAAGAAAAAACAAGATAAAGATCAAGCCATACAACAACAAAATATACAACTACAGTCACAAGCTAATGCTCAAGCCGCGCAAGCAGCGGCACAAGTTGATGTTCAAAAAAATCAAGCTTTAGCACAAAGCGAGGCTCAACTAGAACAAGTTAAAGCTCAGATTGAAGCTCAAAAAATGCAGCAAGAAGTTAACTATAAAAAAGAACTGATGCAGCTAGAGTTTCAAATGAACATGCAACTTAAAAATGCTGAAGTAGAAGGTATGAAACAAAGAGAAAAAGAAAAAGAAGATCGTAAAGACGAAAGAACAAAAATACAAGCTACACAACAATCAGAAATGATTGAACAAAGAAAATCAGGTAAAGCACCTAAAAACTTTGAGTCCGCAGGTAATGATATACTAGGCGGTGGATTTGATTTAGGTAGCTTTGAGCCTAGATAAATTTATTAATTATTATTATATTATATTATGGAAGAAAATAAAGAACAAGTAGTCGAAGAGACTAAACAAGATAATGTTACTAAAGTTGAAATTAAAGAAACACAACAAGATGATAACGTTATAAAAGTAAATTTAGATAAACCAATAAAAAAAGAAGAAGATGCCACTGGAAAGCAAAGCACAGATGAGGTACCTGTTCGCGACGAATCCGAAGCTAGCAAAGAAGTACGTGAAGAAAACGTCGAAGCAAAAGATGAAAAACCTTCCGGAGAAGAAAGCTCCGACAACGTTCAAGATGAAACGCCAGTTCTTGAAGAAATAAAAGAAGAAGAAGTAGAAGAAAAAGTAGAAGAAGCAACTGAACAAGTTGAAGAAGCTGTTGCTGAGACGGAAACTACTGAAAAACCATTACCAGAAAATATTCAAAAATTAATGGAATTTATGGAAGAAACTGGTGGTGATTTAAATGATTATGTTAGGCTTAATCAAGATTATAGTAAATTAGAAGATAAAGATTTATTATATGAATACTACAAACAAACAAAGCCTCACTTAAATCAAGAAGAAATTAACTTCCTTATGGAAGATCAATTCTCTTACGACGAAGAAGAAGATGACGAAAGAGATATAAGAAGAAAAAAATTAGCGTTAAAAGAGCAAGTTGCCAACGCTAAAAGCCATCTGGACGGGCAAAAGTCCAAGTACTATGAAGAAATTAAAGCTGGTTCAAGATTAACTTCTGAACAACAAAAAGCTTGGGATTTTTTCAATAGATACAATAAAGAGTCAGAAGAGACTAAAAAACAAGCAGAAGCACAAAAATCTAATTTTTTAAATAAAACTAATAGTGTTTTTAACGACAAGTTCAAAGGTTTTGAATATAACGTCGGTGATAAAAAGTATAGATTTAATATAAATAATGCTAGCGAAGTTAAAGAAGCTCAAAGCGATATTAATAATTTTGTCAAAAAGTTTTTGAACGAAAAAAATGAAATGTCAGATGCAGCGGGTTATCACAAATCTTTGTATACAGCAATGAATGCAGATGCTATTGCAAAACACTTTTATGAACAAGGTAAAGCAGATGCTATGAAAAATAGTGTCGCTAAGGCTAAAAATGTTGATATGAATCCAAGACAAAGTCATGGTACAGTTGAAGCTGGTGGAATAAAAGTAAAAGTTTTAGGTGATAATTCTTCTGATTTTAAGTTTAAAATTAAAAACAATAAATAACAATTTAAAATTACAAAATTATGGCAATTTCAAATCCTGGAGGTAATTTGAATAGTGTACCTGCTTCAATTAAGCAAACACTAAACAATAACTACCTCGATTTATCGTCCGAAGCTGGTAAAGGCTGGGCGCAACAATACGTTCCAGATTTAATGGAAAAAGAAGCTGAGGTTTTTGGACCTCGTACAATATCTGGTTTCTTAGCACAAGTTGGTGCAGAAGAAGCTATGACTGCAGACGAAGTAGTTTGGTCAGAACAAGGTAGGTTACATTTATCTTATACTGGTCAAGTAACTAATGCTAACGCTGGTGCTGGTTTAGGTGCTGCGGGTGCAACTACTGGTGCTACTGAAATAACAATTAACAAAGAAATTGATGGTGCTGCTGTTACTTCTTCTGCTACTGTGCAAGATCACGGTATTAGACAATCAGACACTATAATCGTTTCTAATTCAAATGGTGTTTTCAAATGTTTAGTTGTTGAAGTAGTAGGTAACGTTATAGCTGTTGCTTGTTATACTCAAGAGACTTTATCTACAACATCTGGCGCTAATGATACTACTATATTAGTTTATGGTTCTGAGTTTGCAAAAGGCAAATCTTACACTAATGCTGCTGGTACTGGTGCTACTGATCAAAGAGGTGCTAACGAACCTCAGTTTAAATCATTTAGAAACAAGCCAATCATTATGAAAGATTACTACGAAGTTTCAGGATCTGATGCTTCAAGAGTTGGTTGGGTTGAAGTATCTACTGAAACTGGTCAATCAGGTTACTTGTGGTATTTAAAAGCTGAAGCTGACACAAGAGCGCGTTTTACTGATTATATTGAAATGGCAATGCTAGAATCTGAAATATCTGCTTCTGATGGTTCTGCAACTTTATCTGATTCTGCTTTCTCTATGTATGGAGCAGATGGAAATCAAACAGGTACACAAGGTTTATTTGCAGCTATCGAAGATAGAGGTAATATAACTACTGGTGTTACTGGTACTAGTGCTGCTACTGATTTAGCTGAGTTCGATGCTATTTTGGCAGAATTTGATAAGCAAGGTGCTATTGAAGAGTATATGATGTTCGTTAATAGATCAACTAGTTTAGCTATTGATGATATGTTAGCTTCAATGAACTCTTACGGAACTGGTGGTACTTCTTACGGAGTATTTAACAACTCTGAAGATATGGCGCTTAATTTAGGTTTTACTGGATTCCGAAGAGGTTCTTATGACTTCTACAAATCTGACTTCAGATACTTAAATGATAAAGCTACAAGAGGTAGTATTAATGATGCTGCTGGTGCTAACGCAATTAGAGGCGTTATGATTCCTGCTGGTACTTCTTCAGTTTATGATCAAACTGTTGGGCAAAGCATGAAGAGACCTTTCTTACACGTTAGATATAGAGCTTCACAAACTGATGATCGAAGAATGAAAACTTGGGTTACTGGTTCTGTTGGCGCTGCTACATCTGC